TTGGTCTATCACCACAATCGCTAACGTGGACCCAACTACTGTTGGTGTTAATGTTACAACGGGAACGGCATTCGAAATGGACTTCTCGGGATCAACGGGAGGAACTGTTAATATAACTCAAGACACAACTCCTGATTTTATTTGGGATGATTTTGGTTTACAATATCAACTTGAAAATGGAAATTTATCCACTTTAGAGGAAGATATTTCAACACAATTGGTTACTATTTTTAAAGATACAACATTATCTGGAACAAGTGCTTATGTGTTCGGTTCTTTATCAGGTGCGGTATACAACGATTTAATTGCTGATGGTATTACTGGTTTAACAAACGTGTTTAGTTGTAATAACATGGATCTTAGTTCTGCTGATTTAACATCAGACGATAACGATGTTTGGTATTATGCGACATTTGTTAATAAAGTAAATAACGGATATTCAGGATATTCATTCTATACATCAATCTCAGTTCTTAATAATCTCGGAAGTGGTAGTTTTAGCGGATCATTATCAGGTCAAATGTTCACATTCTCAGGAACCGCTTATTCAGAATATAATGATGTTGTTGTCGCTACTTTAAGATCGAGAGGTATTAGTTTATACAATTCGACAAGTGCAGGACCAACATATCAAGTTACAGGATTAACAGATGTTGGAATCAGCACAGTTGGTTCTTATTCTGCAATAACAAGAAATCCATTCTCAACTTTTGCAATTACAGGTACAACAATTGAAGGTGAAAATTTCTCATTTGAAACTTCACTTCAAAACTCAGATTCTGAGTATATTACAAAAGTGTTCAGTGTTAGTAACTTTGCTAAATTAAGATTTGAAGTTCCGTTATTTGTTGAAGAGGTTTATCAAAATATGTTAAATTATTCGTATAACAAAGGATATATTCGTGGAATAAATGTTGATTTGATTGCATTACCAGAAGCAAGAGGAGGAAATACTTCTTCAATTGCGAATAACTTATTCCAATATCAAAGTCCTGAAACACCTTTTGTTGTTTCTGAACTTAGAGGTAACAAGGTTTATAACTTATTTAAGTTTATTTCAATTTCTGACGGTGATTCTGCAAACGTTGAAGTTAAGATTTCTATAATGAATATGTCATTCAACAATAGTACGTTTGATATCATGGTTAGAGATTTCTTTGATACTGATGCTAACCCTGTAGTTCTTGAAAAATTCACAAACTGTACAATGAATCCTGATAGTAACTCATTTGTTGCTAAAAAGATAGGTTCTTCTAACGGTGAATATCCATTAAATTCAGCATTTATTATGATTGAATTATCTGATGAATTCCCTGTTGATGCATTACCTTGTGGATTTGAAGGTTATATTATGAGAGATTACTCTGGCGATATTTTATCTCCAGTTCCTGTTTATAAAACAGAATATAATTTCCCTGGTCAAGTTATCTATAACCCTCCATTTGGTACAACAAACGGAGGATCAAATGTGGTAACAAGTCCTGGTGACAATGTAAGAAGAACTTTCTTAGGTTTCTCAAGTTCTCTTGGTGTTGATGAGTCATTCTTAATGTTTAAAGGTTTCCAAAACAATCTAAATCATTGTAATGTTATCGACGGTACTCCTTGGAATACTAAGACTAAAGGATTCCACATGGACTCAGGTGCAACGGTTGTTACAATTGGAAACGCATTTACAACAAGTGGTGAATCATCTTTCTATGTTGGAGACGCAAGTTTCAATTCAGAACCAACAAGTCCTGAAAATCCATATTATAGATTATACGCTAGAAAATTCACTTTGTGTTTTGCGAAAGGATTTGACGGATGGGATATCTATAGAGAGTCAAGAACAAACGGTGACGATTTTATCTTAGGCGCTACAGGTTATTTAAAAGGAGCTTGTGCAACATCAAGATACCCAACAGCAACAGGATGGGGAGCGTTTAAGAATATATCAATTGGTGGAGATGACTCAGATTGGGCAAACACCGACTATTACGCATATCAATTAGGTATTGCAACATTTGCAAACCCTGAAGCAACAAATATTAACGTATTTGCAACATCAGCAATTGATTATGTTAATAACTCTAACTTAGTTGAAGGGGCTATTAATATGATTCAAGACGATAGAGCTGACTCAGTTTATATCTGTACAACACCTGACTACGATATGTTCCTTCCAACAACAACTGATAACTTAGGATTAATTTTCCCAACAGAAGCAGTTAATAACTTAGAAGAAACTGGTATCGATTCAAACTATACAGCAACTTACTATCCTTGGATTCTTGTAAGAGATACTGTTAACAATACACAACTTTACATCCCACCAACAGGTGAGGTTTGTAGAAACTTAGCATTGACTGATAACATTGCATTCCCTTGGTTCGCATCAGCGGGTTACACAAGAGGTCTTGTAAATTCAATCAAAGCAAGAATTAAACTAACTCAAGAAAACAGAGATACTTTATACAAAGGTAGAATTAATCCTATCGCAACTTTCTCTGATGTCGGAACAGTAATATGGGGTAACAAAACGTTACAACAAGCTGATTCAGCATTAGACAGATTGAACGTAAGAAGACTTTTACTTCAAGCTCGTAAATTGATTTCAGCAGTAGCAGTAAGATTATTGTTCGAACAAAACGACGAGATTGTAAGACAACAATTCTTAGATAGTGTTAACCCAATCCTTGACTCTATTAGAAGAGACAGAGGTATCTACGACTTCCGTGTGACAGTTTCATCTTCACCTGAAGATCTTGATAGAAATACACTAACAGGAAAGATTTATCTTAAACCAACGAAAGCTCTTGAATTCATCGATATTGAATTCTTAATCACACCAGCGGGGGCTACGTTTGAAAATATCTAAAATTAATTGGGGGGACTAGTTCCCCCCTTTAGCCAATATGAAGAAAGAATTTAAAGAAGGGTTTGATTCCAAAGGTTCTCCAGATATGAAATATTACGCATTCGATTGGGATGATAATATTGTTCATATGCCGACTGAAATTGTTTTAAAGGACGATAACGGTGAGGAGGTTGGTATGTCGACTGCTGATTTTGCGGAATATAGAACAGAGGTTGGAAAGGGTGATTTTGATTATGACGGACACACTATTGTGGGGTTTGCAGAAGATCCTTTTAGAAACTTCAGAACTGATGGCGACAAACAATTTATAATTGACGCAATGAAAGCTAAAGTTGGTCCGGCTTTTAATGATTTTAAAGAAGCAATCAATAACGGTTCAATATTTTCAATCATCACAGCAAGAGGTCACAACCCTAACACTTTAAAACAAGCGGTTTACAATTACATAATAAATGATTTTAATGGGATTAGTAAGGAACAATTACTTAAGAATCTTAGAAAATACCGTTCATTTGTGGGTGAAGAAGAAATGACGGACAATGAATTAATAAAAACGTATTTGGAACTCAACAAGTATCATCCTGTTTCTTTTGGAGACGAGGGGGGTGTAACTAATCCTGAGGAGGCGAAAGTTACTGCGATGGAAGGATTTGTTGACTACATAAAAGGACTATCGGCATTATTTAATAAAAGAGCATTCTTAAAAAAGGATATTGCTAATAAATTTACTCCTACAATTGGCTTTTCAGATGATGATATAAGAAATGTAGAAGTAATGAAGAAAAGGTTTGATAAAGATCCAGATAATATAGTTAAAACTTATTATACTGGTACTGGAAAGAAATCTAGAATGAAATAATGAATACTTTTTTTTGACGATAAAGTAAAGAGAAAAAAATTATTCGAGATATATTTATACTTATAAACACAAAAAGAAAAAAATAATATACTATGGCTGACTTACTGATGAAAATGCCTATACCTTACGAACCGAAACGTCAGAATCGATTCATTTTGAGATTTCCTTCGACATTGGGTATTAATGAGTGGTTTGTGGAGTCTGCAGCAAGACCTCACATAACAATCGGAGCTACAGAGATTCAATTTTTGAATACCTCTACTTACGTTGCTGGTAGATTTAACTGGCAACCGATAAACGTTACATTCCGTGATCCAATTGGACCATCAGCGGCTCAAGCTCTTATGGAGTGGGTTCGTCTACATGCAGAATCTGTTACAGGTCGTATGGGATATGCTGCGGGTTACAAAAAAGATATTGACCTTGAAATGTTGGATCCAACAGGAGTGGTTGTTGAGAAATGGATTCTTTACGGAACTTTCTTAACAGACGTTAACTTCAACGCTTTATCGTATTCTCAAGATGCTTTAGCGAATATCACAACTACTTTGAGAATGGACAGATGTGTTCTTATTTATTAATTCTTTATAAAAAGTAAAGTCAGTTTATATTTAACCATGAGGACAAAACCTCACGGTTTTTTTTATGGATAATCAAACATCACAATATGCACAACAAAACATATCATTACCCCACGACGTGGTACCTTTACCATCGGGAGGTGTGTTTTATAAAAGCAAGAAATCTACTGTTAAAGTAGGATATCTTACCGCCAACGATGAAAACATCTTAATGGGTGGATCGGATGATTTAACTATGGCATTAGTTCGAGCTAAGTTATTCGAACCTGACCTTAAGCCTGAAGAACTTTTGGAAGGAGACATCGAGGCAATTCTAATCTTTTTAAGGAACACGGCATTTGGACCCGAAATGGTAGTCAATGTTACAGATCCTAAAACTAGTCAACCATTCCAAGCAACCGTGTTGTTAGATGAGTTGAATATAAGAAAAGGATCAAAACCGAACGAAGAAGGTTTATTTGAGACAGTATTACCTGTATCTAATGCATCTGTTAAATTAAAACCATTGAGTTTCGGTGACTTAGTTGAACTTAGAATTATGGCGTCAAAATACCCCGCAGGACGACCAGCACCAAGAGCAACTTGGAGACTCGAGAGACAAATTGCGGAATACAATGGAAGTAGAGACAAAGGTGAAATTGGTCAAATTATCAATACAATGATGATTGCAGATTCTAAACACATAAGAAAGTTTTTGGATGACAACGAGCCAAAATTAGATATGGAAAGAGTTGTAATTACCCCATCAGGAGATAGACTAACGGTTAACGTTGGTTTTGGGGTGGACTTTTTTCGTCCTTTCTTCTGATTATAGAAAAATACAAACTGAAGAGTTTTATTATTTAAGTTCTTTATTACACATATCATATCAAGATTTTCTTATAATGCCCGTCTTTGTGAGAAAGTTTTTACTTGAGAAGTGGATAGAAGAAAATAACAAAGGGACCTAAAATGGGTCCCTTATCTATTTATATGAAAACCTATTGATGCAAGATTTT